TGGGTTTATGTTGTTACTGTACAATGTATCACGTTGACCTTCGTTAAGTGATACACTTACAAATTCGCCTTCGTTATTAATATAACCAGTTGAACTTGCGTTAGTAATTCCGCCACGTCTTGTGCCTGCTGGTGCAAACCATGGATAACTAACTTGGTCACTTAGTGCAACTGTACGCAACATCATGTGTGAAGCTGGTACTACAACGTTGTTGCCAAAGTTGTCACTGCTAAATCCTGCTGGATAAAATACACCTAAGTATTCATCACGGCTAACAAGACCATCATCATTATCTTCAACTGCTTGGTTAACATTAGTTGCCCATTCGTTAAGTGATGTTGCGTCTGGTGTTAAACGCATTGGTGAGTCGCCTAGGATAAATGCTGTTAAGCCTCTATCAAAGTTTAAGCTAATCATTTCTCCAATTAGTTCTGGATAACCAGGTGTTGCCATCAAGTTAAACAAGCGTGATTCATCATCACGGATTTCATCGTTATTATTAACAACTGCTTGCAGTGATTGAACAACAACTTTACGCTGTGCCTTACGCCCAAAGCTTCCTGTTCCGTCTGCTTGATTGCCTGATTCAGTAACCCATCTATGTGGATAGTAATTTGACATATCTGCGTCACCCATACGTACATTATCTTCAGCTGTATCAACATAGTTGCGCTCAAAACGCTTAACGTTAAATCCGCTTCTACGTAAGTTCCATAGCAACATACCTTTTGGATATAGTGCTGGATCTGGTGCATCTGCATCTAAGAAGTTACTAGTACGTAGTTCTGCAATAGTAGCATCTGTTATAGTAGTTGTTGTTCCGCCTGTTGTACTCCAACGTGCATCAGCAAACAATATACCTTCTTCAGTAGTTTGATCACCTGTGTCAAGTGGTGCTCCCCATTTCTGAGCAACTGTTCCAGCAACATTATCATTAAAGCGATATACTGTTGGATAGTTTTCTAAATCTGCTGTTGATACCCAAATGTCACCTGTTACTAATGCGCCACCTGATGATTGTACTGTTGGCATACTTGCACCAACAATTGGACCATTTGCGTCTGCATCTGTAAAAGCAGTTGCATCATTATATCCAACCCAAGTTGTACCATTATGATACATCATGTCAACTTCGTCAACAACTGAATTGTACCAAAGTTGTCCTTGAGTAGCTAAAGCTGTAGGTGCATTTGCACTTGCAGTGTATGTTAATACACGCCAGTTTGATGCTGTATACTGCTTTGGTGATGAACTAGAATTAGTGCCATCTGTATATGCTAAGTTTGGTGTTGTAGCTGAATTTGTTGCAACAAATGGAGTAAATCCAATATTGTTTAATAAGCTATCAGTGTCTACAAAGTTAATTTCTCCACCTAATGCATGTGAAATTACAATTTTATTTTGTGCGTCAATTGTTGCGCTTACGTTAGTAACACCTGCTGATGTAATTGCATTTGCAATTAATCCAGCGTCTGCACTTGCACTACCTGTTGTTGCAGGTACTGTTACAGTTACAGGAGTACTCATTGTTGCACTACCTTTAACACTTGCTGACATAGTAAATGATTTTGTTACACCGCTTGAGTTTCCTGGCGCTGCTGCTGTTACTACTGCACTGCGAATTGTTGTTGCGCCAACATTCTGTCTACGATAAATTGTAAATGTACCTAATGGTTGGGCATCTGATGCAACATTTGTTTTAGCAAACATTTCGCCTATTGCTAGGTTTGTTCCGCCTGCAGTTGAATCTAGTTTAGCTAATGCTGCTGCATTATTGTCGTACATTCCTGTAGTCTTTTCGTCCCAAAGAAGTGTTTCTGCATTCCATTGGTTAACGCTTAAATTTGCACCACCATTTGGCTTAGTTGTTTTAATCCAAATACTTCCAGTTGGACGTGTTACTGTGTCAGTGGATTTAAATTCTGGTACACTAGTATGTGCAGAAACTTGTACAGCTGGTGGATGATATGTGTTAGCTGTAATTCCTAATAAAGCTAATTTATCAGTGTCGCCACCAATAACAATCGGTCCGCCTGTTACACTATCTTCAGCGCCTGAACTGTCACCATTACTGTAAATTTCTAAAAAGCCATCTACATTTGCTGCGGTAATACCTACTGCTGTTAAGAAAGAAGTAATAGATGATGCAACATCGGTTACTGTATTAGCACCTACTGATATTGCAGTACCGTTAATTGTAATGTCAGCTGCTGGTCCTGTTAGTGTAGGATTAGCATTTGTGCCTTTAACTGTTGGCCAACTTGCTGTCCAGTCGTTGCTTCCAACTTCGACCCAGTTGCCTACCGAATTCTTATACCATGTACGGTTAAGTGTAGTTACTGCAACAATTGCATAATCGCCAATAGCGCCTGTGCTTGCTTTTGGTGCATAGTTTGCACCGTCGTAGTCAACTACACCATCTGTAGTTTCAATTATAATTGGAGTTTTTGTTGTAAATGTTTGGCCGCCAGTTGTTGTTACTGCTGCGCCGTTCCATTGTTGGATACCATATTTTGAACTTGAAGTATCTAACCAGTACGTACCACTTAGTGGATTTGCACTTGGAGCAATGGCAGTTGGTGTTAACTCACCTAAGTCAATATCTGCACGTACTACCCATGCTCTGTTACTAACACCTAGTAAACTATATGCTGCTTGTAAGCCATACTCGTTTAGTTCGCCGCCGTGAATTGGATTATTATTATTATCAATTTGAAATAATGGATCACCAAAAGTGTCCGCTAAGTCTCGTTGTGAAGTAAGCAAGTATGGTTTACCTGCATTAGCTTTTAATGTACCTTGTGCTGTTCCTGTTCCTGCTGCATTAGTTTTATTACCTGCAGAGGCAACAAAAACTATTGGTACTGTACCTGGTTCAGCTGGGGTATAGAAACTTTCGTCTATTACGCTGACTTGTACGCCCGGTGATGTCAATGCCATGTTGTTTCTCCTGTTGGATTGTTATTGTTAGTATTTAGCAGACTACAATAAAAATGTGCTAGTTATAGTGGTATAAAAGGGATCTAAAAGGTGAGGTAAATACAGTATGAGACCTTTATGCAAGTGTTCGCAAAGACCTGCGGCAATAAACTACAAAAAAGACGGAAAAACTTACTATCGCAAATTATGCGAACGGTGTTTACGTAACGGAGTGTATCATGGAGTTCCTAAATGGAAGCAAGCAGGTTATGTTAAAAAAGATACATGCGAAAAATGTAATTATAAAAGTACACATCAAGAACAATTTAATGTGTTTCACGCAGATGGAGATTTAACTAATTCTAGATTTTCTAACTTAAAAACTATATGTGCTAACTGTCAACGTATTATGCAAAAAGAAGGAGTTAAGTGGAAACAGGGAAATTTAATTCCCGACTTCTAAGAAGCTCATTAACTGGTCTAAATTAAACTTTAAATCTCCAAGTGTACCATTGTTGTCAATAGTATAATTTGCCATCCATTGTTCTAAACTCATTGAGTCAGTTGCTTCGGCTTCTAAATGCATACTACGATCAACCCAAATACAGTAATCAAATACACCTGTGTTTTGCATTGCAAAGAATTCACGCTTATTTCTCAGCCCACAATAGATATCGTAAGCTTCAAACATCTCTCTACCTAGAGTTGCTGCATCAGGAACATTATAATCACAAATAGCATTATACCATTCTGCTCTGTGATTATGCCTGTCAGCATAACACTCTTCCTCATTAGCATATCCATACTTGTCCTTTAGATCATTGTATATAAATTGTAGACTACAAAACTTTGAACTGCTTTCAAAAGTATATCCATAGTGATCGCGAAGCATTTCGCATACAGTATCTTTGCCGTGTCGTCCATGTCCAATAACAAGTAGTTTAGGTTTGCTCATTAACTTCTCCTAGTAATAACTTATTATAAACTAAAAACTAGTAAGTGTCAACCTTAATCGTAACCTAAACGTGCAACATTTTTCATTTCTTCTAAGAGTAGTTCTTGAGCACGATATTCATATGCTTCTTCAAAACCATCTTCATGGATATAAATTTCGTTGTTACCCCAAAGTCTTTTAAAATATGAATGGTAGGTTTTTTCGACTTCTATGTCGCTCCAGGATGTATCAATAAGTTTGCCTTTGATAATCCAATTTAGCCGATTGGCTTCTTTA